GTAGCAAAAGGCTGTCCCTTTATCTGCCGAACCGGAAAGCGGCATCGCCATCAAGGTTCTTGGTAAGGAACGTTCTGGCGGTGGCGAACTCCTCGCCGACCAGTCCCAGCCGAATCAGCCATGTTCGCATGGCGAATTTCGGGTTTTCCGTTTGCTGTGGTTTCGGGCTGGCGGTTCGCAGTCCCTTTGCCATTTCGGAAAGGGCAAGGCAAAGCTGAATGTAGCTTTTCAGCTGTCCGGCATGGAGTCCGTTTTTCTTTTCAGCTGTAGGCTTGTCGAATTGGAACAACCGGAATTCAATTGTGCCTTTTGTAAAAGTTGCGTGATAGTTCAGCATATGGTATCGGCTGTCATTGTAGTGCTGATTTCTGCCGTAATTTGCCCCGTTCGCCGTATACCAGATGTCTGCGAACTGTGCCATGTTGGTGGGCTTTTTTCGGTTTAGCTGTTCGATGAATTGGGGATTGACCGTTCTGCAATATCGGTTCATTCTGCCTTGGTCGATTTTCAGGGCATCTGCAATCAGCCGTTCGTGGCTTGCCATCAGGTTTGCAAGGTTTCTGAGGCTCTGCGGTGTGTGACCGTTGGCACCGATGTGAATGTGTACTCCGGCTCCGATGCCTGCATGGCTGATTGCTCCGGCTTTGCGAAGCTTTCTTACCAGTTCCTGCAAGGTTTCAATATCCTCGTATTTCAAAATCGGCGTGACCAGTTCGCACTTTTCGGCATCGCATCCTGCAATGCTGACGTCTTTCTGAAATTTCCATTCTCTGCTCTGTGCATCCCATGCCGACCAAGTGCTGTAGCCGTTTCGGCTGGCGGTGTATTCGTATCTGCCTGTGCCGAAATGGTCGGCGGCAAGTCTGGCAGCACATTCTCTGGTGATGTGGTTCATCTCAATCTCCACGCCAATGGTCTGCTTTTTCAGGTTTTCGATTTGCTTTGCGGTTTTTTCGTTCATGGTATTTTCCTCCGTAATTTCGGGCTTTTTTCCCTTTCGTTGTAACCATATTAACTCTAAACGGAGGAGATAGCAAGTGGCTAAATGTACAGAAAATGCGGGCAAAAGATTGTGTAGAATACACCCTTGCAATCCTTGCGATTGTATGGTAACATATCGTACAATGGAGGAGGTTTCGCCTTATTTTTTTACCTCGGATACGGTCTGGAAACTGTCGATTTCGGAAATCAGAGCAAGGGAAGAATCATTCTCCCACCGCATATGAATGCTGCCCGCATCATCAATATGTGTGACCTCGCCAACTGTTCCGGGAAGAACCGGATATTTTTCATTTCGCATAGAAAGCAGCTGTAATTTTGTCCCTTTTGGATACTGCCTTCGGAGTTGCTCCAGATAAGATTTACTCGGAAACTGCATCAGTATCACCAACCTTTCTGAATGCGGAATTGCCGGACAGATGCCGGAGAATGACCTTTCTTGCCGCTTTGAATTCTGCACCCACCATTCCCAGACGAATCAGGAAACACCGCATGGTGTACTTGGGATTGTCGGAGGTGTCCGGCTTGCGGTTGATGCGGCTCTGGTTCTTGGCAAATTCGCAGAGCATGGAAATGAAGGTGCAGTAGGCATCTGCATCACCGTCCTGTTCGACCGTGAACCACGGAAATTCCACCTTTTCATCAGACGGAATGATGTCCAAACAGTCGGTTTGAAAAGCTGCCTGAAAAAGGGCAACCTTGTTTTCGCAGATCTGCCGGAGATTGCCCAGTGTATGCTCATCGAAAAAATCTGCCGGCATCTGAACTGTCAATTTTGTGGATTCCGGTTCTGTTGTGTCCGGAACAGCATAGCCCCGACTTGCCAGTTCGGCAAGAAGCCGTTCTGTTTCCTTATGGTCGGCTTGGTCACTGATTTCCAGATCACCTGCTTTGGTAACAGTGTAGCATTCCCCGATTTTGTAGGCACAGGTGGGCATATACTGATATTCTGCCGTTGTTCCAATGATCGTGGCTATCGCCCATGCCAGTTTCTTTCGTTCATTTCCAGCCCGTTCAAATGCAATTATCATATGTTTTCCTCCCGATTTTCGGTGATTTGCCTTTCGGCAGTACATATGTTAACTCTTTTTCCCACAGATAGCAACTGTGAGATGTGTAGAATGTTTCGGCTGTCATTTGTGAGAATCAGACAGATGCAATCCGTTCTTCTGCTTTTTTGCAATAGACTGGATTCAGTTCAATTCCGATACACTGCCGATGCAGTCGCTTGGCAACTGCACCAGTAGTTCCACTTCCGAAGAACGGATCAAGAACCACACCATCTTCTGGACAGCCTGCCAAAATACAGGGTTCTACCAACTGCTCCGGAAACATAGCGAAATGTTCTCCCATGCGGTAAGAGTTGGTGCTAATGTTCCAGACATCCCGCTTGTTTCGCATGGCTTTTCCCTGCATTCGTTCGTTGTAATCTGTCCCATTGATGCCCTGTTCCGAAAATCTGCCATACTTGTTTCGACCGGAACGACCACGAGCGTATCGTTTTAGGCTGCTTTCCGCTGCAGGTTCCATAATTGCTGCTGCATTGTAGTAATACCGGCTGGATTTTGCAAACAAGAACAAATGTTCATAAGACTTTGTGGGACGATCTTTTACACTTTCCGGCAGACAGTTGATCTTGTTCCAGATAATGTCCGAACGGAGATACCAACCATCTGCACGAAGGGCAAACGCCAACATCCATGGAATTCCAATCATATCTTTTGGTTTGATAGCATTCCATGTAGTTGGCATAGCAGCCGCAGCACTGTCCGCTGGAATTTGATACGAATGCTTACAATGTGTAGGCTTTCGACCGATTCCTTTTCCACTTCCGGCATAGCTATCGGCGATGTTCAGCCACAAAGTTCCGTCTGGTCGAAGCACTCGCCGTACTTCTCGAAATACGGCAGTCAGCTTTTGTATATACTGTTCTGGAGAATCTTCGATTCCAATTTGACCAGCATTGCCGTAATCCCGCAAGCCATAGTAAGGTGGGCTTGTGACACACATGAAGACGCTGTCATTTGGAAGTGTTCGCAGTCCTTCCAAGGCATCTGCACAGAGAATTTTAATCATCGGGAAGTTCCACTTCCTTTACCAATTCAGAATATGCAATCCGCTTCCCATCCCGAATCAAATACACATCATCGGAATTTCCGTCGTGCAGCTTGATGTAACGTTCTACTGCCACATCCACAAATTTCGGTTCCAGTTCCACACCGAAGCACACACGATTTAGCTGCTCACAAGCAACAAGCGTAGATGCACTTCCCAGAAATCCATCCAGCACCATTCCGTTTGTCTGTGTACACTGGGAAATCAGATAGGCGATCAGCGGCACCGGTTTACTGGATGGATGTCCGCAGCCGTCCTCTTTGCTGTTTTTAATGCGGTCAAATTCAAATACCGTTTTCTGTTTCTGGTCACCATACCAGATATGCTTTCCGTCTTTTCTCCAGCCCCAGATAATCGGTTCATGGATATACTTCCAGTCAGTTCGGGTGAGAACAAGGCGGTCTTTCTTCCAGACAAGTCCTGCACCGACCTTGAAGCCCGCATCTTCATAAGCATCATGAAATATACGTGCCTTGGAGGTGGCATAAAACACATAAATGCTTGCATCCTTCGCCATGGCATCTTTGAATCTCTCAAATGCAGATTTTAGAAACGCATATCCTTTTTCATCATCAAGGTCATCATTCTTGATTTTGCCTGACGTGCTTTCCAGATTGACAAGATACGGCGGATCTGTGCAAACAAGATTTACTTTTGTGTCTCCAAGAAGTGCTGTATAGGTTTCCGGTAAAGTGGAATCACCACAGATAACGGTATGCTTTCCAAGATGCCAGATGTCACCTGTTTTGGATTTGCAGGGCTTTTCCAGTTCTGCATCCACATCAAAATCATCCTGTTTTGCTTCATCACTGTCAATTGCAAATAAATCTGCGATTTCTTTTTCATCAAAACCTGTAAGTCCAAGGTCGAATCCGAGATTCTGCAACTCTTCCATCTCAACAGCAAGCAGTTCATCATCCCAGCCGGCATCTAACGCCATCCGGTTGTCGGCAAGAATATACGCTTTCTTCTGTGCTTCCGTCAGATGATCAACAAATACACAAGGGACTTCTGCAATACCTTCTTCTTTTGCGGCTTCAATCCTGCCGTGTCCGGCAAGGACGTTGTATTCCTTGTCAATGATGACAGGATTCACAAATCCAAACTCACGGAGGGAAGAACGAAGTTTCAGAATCTGTTCTTTGTTGTGTGTACGAGCATTATTTGCGTATGGTACTAACTTGTTGATGTCAACAAGCTGAAATTCTGTGGTCGTTGTCATCTGTAATTCCTCCTCTGCTGAATTCTGGGCATACCTTTTCGGGCGGCATCGATGTTGCCTTTGATAGCCTGTCCCTTGATTGTGCGGTATTGCTGTTTGGTCATGTTATTTCTCTGCTGTTTCAGTTCTCTCCAGAATTGAACATCTGCTTTCATGTATTTCTCACTTTCTGCTTCTCAGCAATTTTTCCATCATATCTTCCTGCGGATTGCCCTGAAATTCCACAGAACAATTTTCCCTCACAATCTGAAAAATCTGATTCCAGATTTGGTTTGCCTGTTTCATGTAATTCTGTGACATCGCTACATAGGGAGAGGCAATTGCCGCACCGGTTGTAGGATGTTTTGAAATATATCCGTACTTGGTGACGATCTGCTCGCAGTGAATCCAACGGGAAATACTCATGGCATACTGTTCCACAAGCTGACGGCTGACGATTTTCTCACAGGAGCGTTCTTTCAGCCACTCATATGTTTCCGTATACACTTCATCTGCAAGGAGTTTTGTGCCGTCACGCTGTAATTCTTTCATGAAATCTCTGACAGGCGGTGTTTCAGCAGATTCTATATCCGCAGGCTGCATCATAACTTCAGCCGATTTTCCCTCAGCAATTTTTTCCGTGAGTGCCTTTCTTGGTCTTCCTGCACCCGGTCTTGCACCGCCTCGGTTTGTACCGTCTTTCGCCATGATGTCATCACCTCCGAAAAATCAAAGAAATTCAAACAAAAATGTTAAATCGGGCATGAAAAATGCCGACTGCAAAAGTCGGCAAAGTTAGATGTTATCGGTATTTTTCAGTATTTTTATCTCTGAGGGGTCAATCGGGTGTTTGAATACCCGTTTTTGTGCGTGAGAGGGAACGCCGGTCTTGTGTTTGCTTTACTGTAGAGAAGTGAACGCCCCCACCCGGCAGCCCGCAGCCTAACCCATGTCAATAAAAATACTCAGGGTTACTGTCCTCACTTCCGGTTTTCCGGTCGTGGCAGGACTTGCAAAGAGCCTGCCAGTTGCTTTCATCCCACATCAGATGCGGATCACCACGGTGAGGAATGATATGGTCAACCACAGTCGCTGCCGTGAACCGTCCCTGTGCCTTGCAACGCACACACAAGGGATGCCGGCGGAGGTACGCTTTGCTGAGCCGCTGCCACCTGCTGCCGTAGCCACGCTTAGCGGCAGACGGTCGGTCTGGGTGCAATGGCTGATGCTCTGCACAGTACAAGCCGTCTGTCAGATTGGGACAGCCGGGGTGCTTACATGGTTTCAGTGCCTTCCTCGGCATAAGGTTCATCTCCGGATACAAAAAGCCGCCTCGGATGATTCCATGGCGGCTCTCGTTTTATTCTTTGCTATGATACAGTATAGCATACCATAAAGCTCTTATCAAGTCTTATGAACTCTGATGAACTCTTAACTTTTCAAGTGCTTTATTGTGGAGGTAGTAAATATGCTGTACGCTATAGTCTAATTCATTTGCCACCACTTTCCATGGCTTAAACTCCAGATACCGTTTTGTAAGAAGATCACGGGAATCTGCATCTGCGACCTTCTGAATCTGTTTTCGCATTTCATGCATCAAATGTTGAAGTTCCATTTTGGTTTCTTCGATTTCTTCTTCCAATGACAAAATTTTTTCTACAGCAATTTCCATCTTGTGTGGTTCTGGAGAAACTGTTTTAGGGGAATCTCCACCTTTTCCAACCATACCCTCAGCAGATTGTCGTATGCAATCGATCTCATGCTCTTTCCGAAAGATTCGGTGTCGGAGGCGTTCTGCCTCTTCCATGTATGCTTTTGGATTCATGCATTTTCCTCCCTCACAATTTCAGCACGCACAGCAGTCATCAAAGCGGTCTGGGTTTGTTCTTTCTGGGTTAGGGCTTTCAGGATACGTTCGTCAATCGTCCCTTTCGTGATGAGATGTAGAATGACGACCGTTTCGGACTGCTGCCCCTGCCGCCACAGTCTGGCGTTGGTCTGCTGGTAGAGTTCCAGACTCCAGGTCAGTCCAAACCAAATCAAGCGAGAACCACCTGCCTGTAAGTTCAAGCCATGTCCGGCAGCGGCTGGGTGCAGCAGACCAACTTGCAGCCTTCCGGCGTTCCAGTTCCGGATACTGTCGGAGGACTGGATTTCCTGATAGGAAACATTCAGCTTTCGCAATCGCTCTTGAATCCGCTCCAAATCATGCTTGAACCAATACGCCACCAGAACAGGCTTGCCATTGGCTGCCTCTATCAGGTCTTCCAGTGCATCCAGCTTTCGGCTGTGGATGGGAATCACTGCTCCGGTGTCGTCATACACCGCTCCATTCGCCAGTTGGGAAAGTTTGTTGCTGAGGGCAGCAGCATTAGCGGCGGTAATCTCAGTGTCCTGCATCTCCAGAATCAATTCAGACTTGAACCGCTTGTAGGTTTCTTGCTCCGTGTCGGACAGCTGCACAGGATATTCGTTGGAAAGTAATTCCGGCATGTGCAGGTGGTCAACTGCTTTCATCGAAACCGTGATGTCCGATATTTTCTCGTATATTCTTTCTTCTGCATCCGGAAGAGGCTTATAGGAATACACGATATATCCGTTCTGCTTGTCCGGCTTGAAGTAGGCATTCCGATACTGCCCGATGAATCTGCCGAGCCGCTGCCCCATATCCAGCAGACGGAATTCTGACCATAAATCCATCAAACCATTGCTGGCAGGAGTACCAGTCAGCCCCACGATGCGTTTCACATTCGGTCGAACTTTCATCAGGGCTTTGAAGCGTTTGCTCTGGTGGCTCTTGAAGCTCGACAGTTCGTCAATCACTACCATGTCATAATCGAACTTCGTGTTGTTGACGAGCCAGTCAATGTTTTCTCGGTTGATGATGTAGAGGTCGGCAGGAGCGTTCAAGGCGGCAAGGCGTTCCTCGACCGTACCGACAACAATGCTGTATCGCAGCGATTTCAAATGCTCCCACTTTTCAATCTCCGCCGCCCAGGTATCCCGTGCAACTCGCAGCGGTGCAATAATCAGAACCTTTCTGACCACAAACAGATCAAACATCAAATTGTGGATTGCGGTCAGTGTTGTAATCGTCTTACCAAGCCCCATATCCAGAAAGAGTGCTGCGATTGGATGTTCCTCGATAAATCGAACAGCATATTTCTGATAATCATGTAGTTCCATCGCTTTTCACCTCCGAGATGATTTTTTCGATGCCCTCACAAGCATCCAAGACATAAACCAGAAAACCCAATCGCCTCAGAAGTTTATGCCGGGAAAGTTGAAGCGGTCTGGGTTTCTCTCCGGGTGCTTTCACTTCCACAAAAGCAATTCTGCCGCCGGGTATCAATACGATGCGGTCTGGAACTCCTGCCGTTCCGGGAGACGTGAATTTCCAGCATACACCGCCATTTTGCTTTACTGCCTTTGTGAGTTTTTCTTCAATTATTTTTTCTAGCATGGGAGTACATACACACTTTCACCATTTTTCATAGCTTCAGTTATTTCATCAAGAACTCTTGGGACATCATCTATTTTGGCAAGAATTCTTTTTTTCCTATCGGTCATAATCACAAGATTTTCAGGATGTAACGTGTCCTGATAGAGTGCATCAAATTTTTCAAGGTTAACCAAAAGATCATTTTTCTTGATCCACATAATGTTTCCTCCTAAAAAGTACGCAATATGGGAATTGTGCCGCTCGTAGCCGGTCATTTACAAGCCTTATATATAGAAGAAATTTTTACTTTTTTTCTCGCCTGCGTAAAGACTGTATATGACCGGCTTACACCGGCACACTCCCGATTTTTGGGGCTTTTTTCGTATTTTTGTGCCGGTCAAGTTAGTCGAGGATGCCATAAGTCAATTGAATTCCAATGATGTATTTACCATCCCTCATCTTTTTTCTCTTGTATCCTGCCTGTTCCAGAGCCGCATAAAAATCAGAGGTACTGCGGATGTATTCACCATTTTCAATGCAGTATTCTCTGTAGTTGTTGTAAAGTTCACCGGATTTCTCCTGATAGCTTCTATTCACGATACAGCATTCATTGATGAAGTTTCCAAGCCAGTCATTGCCTTCCCGATAGGCTCCGATTGCATCTAAAACACACTGCGGTCTGTTGATCTGATAGTTTGCCGCAATCACCTTTCTTGCACCCTCAATCAGCCAGGAAAGCACTGCACCGCCTGCGTTATCCACAAGATGCTGCGTATAGTTTTTGATGTCCTTAGAACCCTGAATCTTGGCGTGAAATGGAATGACAATCAATCTCCGCCATGTGCCATCATCCGATGCACCAACCTTCGGAAGATGATTGGTATACAGCACCAAAGTATGTGAAGGTTCAAAGTGGAATGGTGCTTTGAATTTCTTTTCGGCAAAAATCGGGTCGGTCGAGCACAGCTGCTTGACGACACTGGTATTCAGCCGCATCCCTTCCTGCAATTCTGCCGCAATAATCATCCGTTTTCCTTTCAGTTCCGCCATCTCCGGCTTCACGTTTCTCTTGCAATTGACAGTCAGGGCATCTGCTGAAATGTTTCCGCTGTAACTACCGAGAACCTTGTAGATGACATTCCAAAAAGTTGATTTTCCGTTTCGTCCGTCACCGTAAGCAATAATCATCGCCTCCAAATATACCTTGCCCACAATACAAAGTCCGCAAATCATCTGCACATAGTCAATCAGGCTTTGGTCACCGCAGAAGAACACCTGCAACGCATCATTCCAGAGTTCTTCGCCTTCATTGCTCGGAACGACCGCCGTCACTTTCGTTAAGAGGTCGGCAGGGTCTGTGGGCTTCCAGCCATTCAATCCTTCGGGCAGATAATACGTGCCTCCGGGGGTATTCAAGAGCATGGGATTGCTGTCGAGGGCTTCGGGATTGTGGAGCACAAGCGGCTTTGCGGCATCCAGTGCATTGGTCATACTGCGAACATGGCGATATTTCATGACAAACGCCTTGAAAGCGGCATAGTACTGATACTCCTTGTATGCGGCGATCTGTTCCTCGTCCAGACTATCCCGAAACTTTTTACCGCCATTAATTGCTGCATCTCTTGCAACACCGAGGCTTTCCAGTTTCAAAAGTGACGCTTCCACCTGCTTTTCCGCCTCTGCCAGCTGTACGTCTGTATGTTCGATCATGGCAAGGGTGACAGCGTGTTCTGACTCCTCCCAGTAGGTTCCGTTGTAGCGAAGATAATCGGTCGCAATGGTAAATGCCACCTCATCTGAGAAGCCTTCTACAAATGTGCGAGCCTCTCCAACATCCGAAAAATCATCGGGAATCAGGGATTGTTTGCCATATGCTTCAGGAGAAATATATCCTTCCTGCGAGGTTACTTTTTTGCCGAATTTGCAGGCACTGTGCCAGATGGTTTCCAGTTCTTCATCCGGTAGCGGCGGTTCGCATTCTGCTGCTTTTTCCAGAAACTTCTGATAACTTTCCTCAGTCACGCCAAAACGCTTTACAAGCTTTCCAGCCATGCGAGACATTGTGCTGTTACGCTGCCCCTGCGGAATATTACGGTTCGATTTCATCAGCGTGAGCCAGTCCTCAATGGATAAACTTCCTTCGTGCCATACAACATCGCTCGGACAACCAAACAAAAAACGTGAGGCATCCAGTGCATTTCCGTCAAAGAACGGCAGTTCCTTATGAATCTGATTTTTAACTGCCTTGTGCATCGTGGCGTTTTTGCAGGGTGAAGTAGGAAAGAAAACATGGAAACGTGGACGGGCAGATTTGCTGCCTTTTGTCAACAGATGATGACGGCTGTAGGTCACTGCAAATGCAACATCTCCTAAGCTGTTCATCAGCATTTCAGGCGTGATCCAGTCTTTCGGGTCATCTGAATGGTCGTTGTCACAATCCATGGGTACTACATCAGACAACAGGAAATTGGCATCACTGCGGGCAAAATTCTCATACTGAGCACAGACATGATCGTAGACAACGGCTTTTTTCAAATCCGCTTCTGAAGTAATGACCTTTTGGTTGGAATAAAGGATATTCTTTTCATTGCCGGTACAGTTTGCTGTATAGAGCGTAAATTTCATTCTATTTCCTCCAGTTCTTCTGTAAAATACCGAATGGTCATATGCCGTCGCTTCGCCCATTTGATTTCCTGCTGCATACCCTCCGACCGCACAGAACCAAACACCCACAGCTGGGCACACTTTGACAGCAGTACCAAATTCATGAACATCGCTGTCTGACGATCTTCGCCTAGACTGTCATCCATGAATTGCGGAAACAGCAAGTGGGGAGCGATAGGGACATAGTGGGTATCTACTGCAAAGCGGCTGTATCGTCTGGCGTTTTCGATATTGTCGTTGATGCAGCCATGGGAATAGGGAGAACAAATGTATACCATCGGTCGATAAGCGGCAGCCTTTTTCGCCTTGCGTTCCTCTCGTTCAATACGGCTCAGTGCCTCATAAGCAGTGAGATCAATGTACCCTTCGGCATTATACCGATTCATGCAATACTCCTTTCAGCCGTTTCTGTGTGCAGGCATCACAGTAAACAGCACTGCTGAAAATGTCAAAGTTTTCTGCTGTCCAGAAGATACTCAGATCAACCGGCACTTCTGCACCGCACTGCGGGCAGTGGCAGTATACGTTTTCGTTGTTGATCTCCACGGAGATACTGGTGGTGCCATTCAAATTTTCTTTGATGTAAAACATATGGAATCCTCCTAATCTTTCTTGTAAAAGCTGCATTCATATCCGTCTGCCCGAAGCAACAGTCCCTTTGCCCAGTCTGGCGTTCTCGCCATCTGCTGACAGATCTCATCCAGCTTTGTATCTTTCGGGCATTCGATGATCATTTCATCGTGAATATGACCGACAATGAAATATTGTGATAGTGTCTGCATGGAATACATCAGCAGATCTCTTGCAATTCCTTGGACGCAGTTCTCTACAAATTTCGGCCCATAACTTTCAAGTCTGTCCCATTTTTTCTGAGCATTAATGCCCATATATGTAACAGATTCACCACCGAATTTATTCTTACCGATGTAGGGTTTAGCATAAGCAAGACGTCTTCCGCTTGGCAGCCTTATGAACAGAAACCCTGCCTCATAGGAAAATAGCAGTCCGTGTGTTTTCGTTGCTGTTTTTTCTTTAACTGCCTTTTTTACAGCTCTATCTACCGCCCACCAGTGTTCTGTAATATGCGGTGAAGCCTCACGCCAGTCGGTTACGATCTGTTTCAGTTCCGTATCGGATAAGCCAAGAGAATCTGCTCCCATCGCTTTCATGGCTCCAACCGATCCGCCGAAACCACAAGCCAATTCGGATATCTTTCCTTTCTGCCTTAAATGACCGTTTTCACCATGCTTTACAACTGGCACACCGAACATCTTTGATGCTGATGCACAGTAAATGTCCTCACCGTTTGCAAAAGCCTTCATTCGCCATTCTTCACCTGCAAGCCATGCGATCACTCTTGCTTCAATGGCAGAGAAGTCCGCAACAATAAACTTCATACCCTGTCTTGGAATAAAAGCGGTACGGATAAGCTGTGACAGCGTATCAGGAACATCATCATACAGCATCTGAATATCTTCAAAAGAACCGTACTTTACAAGTTCACGGGCTTCTGATAAATCCGGCAAGTGATTCTGCGGAAGATTTTGCAATTGCACATTTCTGCCAGCCCAACGCCCCGTTCTTGATGCCCCATAAAAGCTGAACATCCCTCTTGCACGATTATCGCTGCAAGCTGTATTTTTCATAGCAGTATATTTTTTCACCGAAGATTTAGACAACTGCAAACGCATCTGAAGCACAGATTTCACAGGTTCTTTTGCAGTTTTGATGAGTTCCTGCACCTGTGTTTTGCCAAGTGAATCCGACTTGTACCCCTGTGTTTCAAGCCAATCCAGCAACTGATATACAGAATTCGGATTTTCTACGCCTGTCAACCTTTTCATTTCAGCTGTCAGTTCTTCTTTTGCCTCTGCATCAAGGCTAATTGCCTTATCTGCAAGCTGCATATCTACGAGAATACCTCTGTCGTTAATTTCCTGGTCAAGATAAAATTCCTGCCAGATAAAATCGGGGACAGGAAAACGTGACAGTTTTCTGTCAATTTCCAATTCAGCCTCAACATCTCGCTTGTTGTATGCTTTAAAAATCTCCCATTTATCGGGATAATCTTTCGGATTATGAAACTGTGGGACACCGTCAACTGTGTCGTATGGCACACAAAAGAATTTGACGAGAGCCTTGCCCTCTGTCATTTTCTGCTGTTCAATGCCCAGAACCTTTCCGACTTCTGCAAGTGATGACGGCAGTCCGAGCGTTCTTGCATGAATCATAGAGCAGTGCCAGCTTTCAGGATTTAAGAAATCTCCGACAGTATCTTCGTCAATGCTGTAACTCTGAAAATATTGAGGATAATTCTTACGAAGATATTTTGAAAGACAAACTCTCTCAAAATTCACATTAAATGCCCTTTTTATCACGTTTTCATCAACAAGAGCAGCGAGAACATTTTCGGGAATTTCTTCACCGTTTGCCATATCCACTACCTGAACAGGCTGTCCGTCTATGGAATAGGCAAACAGCAAAATATCAAAATATGGGGTATCTGTATAAGCATAAATGCCGCATTTTGATATGTCCTTATCGGATTTTGTTTCGATATCAATTGTAATCATGTTTATCTCAATTACCCACCCAAGCATAACGCCTAGCTGTCCGCCCAGCTATCTTAGTTCAGAAAATCCTCGTCTTCTACGGTTGCAAAGTCGTCCTCTGCACGGCTGTGACCGCCCAGCGGCTCGCCATCCCGAATCTTCTGGATGTTCTGCAGTCCGCAGGCAATACCACGGGATGTCTTGGTGTTGAACGCATAGAAGGTGATGCTGGCTCTGCCGTAGACACCGCTGTAAATCTCGCTGTGGTCTAAAATCTGCTGGCAAGCAGCGTCCACAATGCCTGGGGCAGTGATGGAATTGGCGTTGACGAAATAGCTGTTGGCATACGCTTCATCGTCCGGTCGTTCCAAGTCACCATCCCGAAGCGGTGTCTTGAGAGAAGTCAGCGGCGGAACGGACTTGCTGTTGCCTTTCAACTTGCCCTGTCCTTCCTCGTAGGCGGCCTGAATGGCGGCACGAATCTTCTCGATGGTTTTCGTGTCCGACTTCGGAATGATGAGGGAAACACTGTACTTTGGCTTGCTGTTCTCGTCCATTGCCTTTGCTTCCCAGAGGTTGGCGTAGCTAAATCTGCATACACCGGTTACTACTTTTGCAGGATTGATATACTTTGCCATGATAAAAACTCCTTTATTCTTTGAAATCTACCTGTGCAGTATTCCACGCAGGTCGTTTGTCTGATAGCGGAACAAGTGTTGGCTTTCCCTTTGGTTTCACAAGCAAATCTCCCAACAATTCTTCGAATTTTTTCTTGCCCAGCATTCTGGTCATTGCGGTAATGCCCAGTACCTTATGTTCGTATGGGTCGAATCCAGCAGTTTGTACCACCTCCGCTGCTGCAGTTTCACTGCAATATGCTCGTCTTGCTCTGCCTTCAACCAGCTTCCAATTCTTCCACGCTTTTCCCTGTAAGGACTGCTGCAAAGCGTATTCCTTGACATCGGAAGCCCATGCAACCAGTTGGTCGGCAGTTTCCAAAATTGCTTCGATTTCGGTATCGGTCAGCTTGTCCGGCATGGCGAAATCATACTTCGCCAATTGCAGATTGTACTCCGCCCGTTTCCGGCAAGTTGCTTTCACTTTGCAGAAGCGGCAGTGCTCTCCGGCAGAGAATTCGCCCTCGCCTCTGGCGGCAAGTTCGGCTTTTGGTTTCAGTTCGGTTTCTGCCCAGTGCAGCAGTTCTGACAGCGGCAGAGTGCATTCGCTGAGGTTCTGGATTCTCGGCTGAAAGATTACCATCCGAACCTCTACAATGTCATAGAGGGCATCGAACAGTTCCAACGCTCCAAGAGCATACAGCATCATCTGCGAGTTGTGGTCGGAGGATACCGCCACGCCCTTGCCATACTTGAAGTCGATGACAGTTAAAACCGAGTCTGCAACAATCACGCAATCACCCGTTCCGAAGCCATCCGGAACGTATCGGCTGAAATCCAGACGCTGTTCCACTAAGACCATGGGTTCTTGCAGAGTTGCCAGCAGTTCGGCGATGTATTGTGCATAGCTGTCCGTGCAGTCTTCCATTTCTGCATCGTAGAAGTCTAAGTTCTCCGTGGGATTAGATGCCGGATTCCCGAGCAATTTCTGCACCTTATATTCTGCCAACTCGTGAGCACACGTGCCTTCCCGTGCGTAGTCCGTCACGGTATCCGGCAGGGCAGCACAGATCTGTGCGGAGGGCGGACACGCCAGCCATCGAGCACTGGAGGAAGCAGAGAGCATAGCGTGTTTATTCGGCATGGGCTGCCTCCTGTGCATCTGCAAATAGTGCAGCGTACCGTTCCGGCGGAACTTCAGACAATCGACTGCCGCCATGCTTTTGCAGCAGTTTCAGCACCGTTTCCTTTTGTCCACTGCGGGACAGATTTACCAGAACGCTGCGGACTTCTTCCAGTGTGACCGCCTTTTCCACTGCTTTTTTGACCGTTTCTTCTTTTTGCGGACAGATCTGTGTAAACGTCTCCATTTCCGCTTTGGAAGCACTTTCTGCCCACTCTGATGCGACCTTTACGAAATCGCTGAGTGCAGCAAGGACATCTATGAGGGTTTTCATTTGATTTCACTCCTTTGCATATTTTTGACGATAGATCTGAGAACTAAATTCCGCTAATATTTGGCGAATCACTTCTGCTTGCCGAATATCTGCAAACAATAGCAATTGCTCCAAAGCAACAGATTGTTCTTCTGTAAGCATATTTTTATATGGATGATACCAATCTGCTACTCTAACACCGCCGCCATTCCCGGAACACGTCTCCAGAGGATAGTCCAATGCAAGTGCATGAATGTCGTTGCGAACAGTATTACAACATACACACAATTCCTGTGCAAGAAGTGGAACTGTTGTTTGTCTGCGAGCAACTAAAATCTTCATGATTTCGGCACGCCGTTCATTCACACTCACATGGACACCCCCTTTCCTAATCGTCGAACTTACTCTATCATTCAAACTACCAGCCTTTTTGGTAGTTTGAAAAGAGTTCACAAAACATTTTCAATTTGTACAGGCATAAAAACACCGACAAGGTACAGAGAAAAATTCTGCACCTCATCGGATGTTCTCACTTTTTTACCAAACTGGTCAGCCATGGAGCAATGGGTCTTGCAATCATTCTCGCATTCAGATATGCCATTTCCAGTGTCAGACAAGTGCTGCCCAGATAATAGCCGTTTCGTTCTGCCAAGGTCATGGCAAGGTTCGGTTTTTCCATATCTGTTAAACAGATCGGCAGCAGAAACTGCAGTTGATTCTGGTATCCCTGCGGTACTACCAGCCCCGGCTCAATTGCTGCTTTTCGTCTGCCCAGTTCCACTGCTGTTTCCAGCAGCAATGGCAGATTCTTGAACCGAAGCAGCTTCTTCGGCAGCCGTTCTCGATTTTCCGGATCGCTGAGAATGTGTTCTGCATTTACCCGAATTGGCCATTCCGGATTGAAGTTTACACCATTTTGCATCATCGGGAAATATGGCTTTTTGGGCAATGGTTCTACATACCGCAGCTTGGAAGAAACAGCATCACAGAAGCCAGTAAAATACCATTTCAATGTGGTGTCTTTCTTTTTATTTCGTTCAAAGCAGGCGTAGATTGCCTGATATTGTCTTGTGTACAGTCCTGTATGAAAGCAGGCACAGTTGTTTTCCACATGGAAATATGCCGTTTCTCCGGTGTTGTAATCGATGCTCAGTTTCCGGAACATCATATGGAGATACCGTTCCAAAATCGGCGTATCTGTATTTTTACATTCGGTCTGAGGCTTTCGGAATCGCCATGCTTCCGGCAACGCCATTTCTGCCAATTGTTCTAATTGCCCGTACCAATCCGGCACATAGGCAAATTCAAATAAATCCGTTTCTATCATTTTATCACCTTACACTTAGAAAGTGCCTCCAGATACTTTGTTTGTATCTCTGCTTTCTGATCTTCACACACATACTGGTGTTCTGTGCCGTCTGAACAAATCTCAACCACAGTTGACAATGCACGGATATATGCATCGTAATACTGCAGTAGCTTTTCCTGTGCATCATGGTCACCTTTGACAGCACGATACACCGTTTCATAATCCAGTTTCATGCTTTTGTGTCCTTTCGTAATAACTGCGAATATTTGCAAATGCGTTTTTCTTCCGTTCTGACACGGAGCGTCTGGAGATCCGCAATGTTTCGGAAATCTCGGAAATAGACATTCCATACCAGAATTCTAAAATAACCACTTCCTTTTGTTTGGGCGGCAACAGCAGCATTGCCTGATACAGCCATTCTGTTGCAACGACACAGCAGTATCCGTTTCCGGCATCGATGAAATGTTCGGATAGATAAACTGCATTTTCACCATGTGTTTTCAAAATGTACTGTACAATATCTGTGTTGACCGACTCATTTTTCTTTCTTGTTTTTGCAGCAGCGGCGAAATTTCTGCTTGCATTTCTCATCACTGTTTTACTGAAACGATCGAAAATCTCAAGTTTCAGCTGATCATCATCATGTGAGGGAGCAGACATTATTTTCCCTCCCTCCATATTCAGTTTTGAGAAGCCCTTTTTTGCCCTCCTGAAATTACTAAGACAATTGAGAGAAGCAAAATAGGAAGGTTTTAGATGTAAATTTTATATGAACAAGCGGGAGAAAGAAAAAAGCAGCATACAAAACCGTTCGTTTCGCCGGATTGTATGCTGCTTGAAAAAATAGAAAGGGCAGTCCTGCCCAGCTGTTTGCCGGACAGAACTGCCCTTTTTTAGGTGGTTGAATTTTAAAGGAAGTACACTTCTTACTGATCAATCGTATTTTCTTGACAATTTCAGCGGCACATTAGAAGTGGAAAAACAGCCAAAAGTATGTGAAAAAGCAGGATTTTGTCTATTCCTATCATTAACAATTTTGATAACATACCGAATTGGTCGTTCCACGTTAATAGATTTTACGTTATAATATTTTGCTATACCTTAGTAAGTATATGTAGCTAGAATAATTGTTATTATGGTATATTTTACAGTTCTTGTTAATTGTATTTATGACGTTTCATAGTCTATAAATTTATAATATTTTTTAAAGCATGATCTGCATTCCAAATCAACAGCAATCCAACTGAAAGCGTTCCCCAATTCAAAATCTTCACCAACATCTTCCATGATGTCCTGCTTATCAAGATATTCAAGAGTTATAAAAATTCGAAAAATATCTTTTTTGCATTTTCTACATGAAAAAGTTTTCATTGATTGTAGATCGATATTTTTTTTGTTGCTTCGAGTGAAAGAATCATAACCATTTGTAAGACTGTTAAAAACAGTATACTTTCTTTTGCATTTTGCACAAATTGCTTTCATGCACATTACATATTCCTCATCACATAAAACAGTTTTTAGAACGTAATGCTCTATAAAATGCTTTGACAAATCGCCAAAATATTGAATGTAAAATTCATCACACCCACAGATACATTTCATCATGCCAAAAACATTATTTTGATTGCTTTCATTACTGTTTACATTGAAACACAATTTCAGATTATGAGGTATTGGTATCGTACTCATTTTTAATATAGTCTCCATTTTTTAGGCGTAAGTCTTGCCCATTTCATTGATATAACCTTTCCAGTTGTATTCGTATTCTGGGACACCATTTTAGCAGTTTTATTGGTTAATTCGCTTACTTTCTGACTTCTACTTACAACTTCAACCAATTTATTTTTTCCTTTTCTGGCTATACCAATTACATCAGGACGTTTAGCTCCTCCTTTTAATCCCATCTTACTTAATGACTTGTTTAAACCAATCTGAGAATATCTACCCGAAGCAGCCATTTTTCCAGCTTCCATATTTGATGCTATTTTATGCAATATTGTTCCATGGGCTTTCCCGACAATTTGAGTAGTTCCTCGAGCTATATTCACACCTGATGATAATGCACCTGTAGCTCCACCAATGATTGCGCCAGATAAAAAGCCATCAACAGCTCCATCCAATGCTCCATCCCATCCATTTTCGATAGCACCACCTATAGTACCAATTACTGCTCCTGATGCACCGCCAGCAATAGCTCCTGAAAGTGCAGCTCCAGCTACTACTGCAGCTGCTCCGCCTGTAACTGCTGTAGCAACTGCTAAACCGCCTATAACAGCTACTCCAGCCGCAACTTTAAGCGTATTTTTTAGCCATCTTGGTATATGTCCACTCGGATCAGTACCAATAATCGGATTATTATGACAATAGGTATACAAATTCAAACTCAAAGGATCGGTATTCTCACCAGTAACGGAATCTCGTGAAATAAACCGCCCAATCGTCGGATCATAATACCGTGCCCGCAGGTAAATTGTACCCGATTCAGAATCATAATACTCACCGCAGTAACGAAACGCATTATTATCCGCATCATCGACATTCTGCTCGACACCAAACGCATCGTATTTGTACGACTTCGTAATTGCACCTGTGGAATCCGTCAGATTCACCACATCGCCGTGCGCATTCTGCGTATAATACTGATAATCCGTCTTGACATTACCGCTCTGCTTGCTGAACTTTGCCAACAGATTTGTGCCACGAACATAAACCTCAGCACTGTACCAGTCGCTGTCATCCATGTCCACAACAATCTGCTTGTTGCCATCCCAGATATGATTGATTGTCTTGCCGTCGACTGTCTTACTCGTCCGCAGTCCATCTGCGTTATATTTATAACTCGCTGTTGTCTCTCCATCGGTAAATCCGATCAGCTGATTCAAACCGTCATAAGTATTTGTCTCTGTCTTACCCTCTGCGGTCTTTGTGATCTGATTTCCGTTGGCATCATAGGAATAGGCAGTTTCTTCTGTCTTTGCATCTGCAGCAGTACTTGTGATCAAGTCTGTCGGACTAATTGCTAATCCATCTGAGATTGTGGTATTGGAAGTTTCTTCAACTGTCTTGATTTCTTTCTGAAGCAGTGCAGTATACTTACCATTGACAGTATAATCGTAGACTGTTTCATATTCTTCCGAACCATTAGCAACCATCTTAGAACGATTGCCATAATCATCATATTCGTATGAATATGTATCAGCTGTCTTACCGTTAGAAATGAATTCCTTGGTCAATCTCTTCAAACCGTCATAATCATATGAGGTTGTTTCTATTGTACCATTTTCATTGCGTACTTTGCAAGCATCTGAACCGTCTAAATAGTACGAATATTCATAACTGGATATGTCGGAGTTTCCAGACTTGGTAACAAGTTTTGTCACCTTGTTGCATCCATTATAAGAATAGGTCGATACCACACCATTTGCAAGTGTTTCAGAAACCTTATTGCCATTTGCATCATAGGTATAAGTTGCAGTCAAATTACCGCTTTCCTTTACCTGAGCAATACGCATTTCAGCATCATATTCATATTGCGTGGAGGAATAAATTGTTTGATGATTAATACCAACCAATTGTTCCTTCGCATACTGCGATACGCCCTCGTAGAAATAGCCCTTAAAAGATTTTGGGCTAAGTTCCTGATAAACACGTCCAAAGATATCGTACTGATAACTTGTCTGTACACCATTGGCAGTTTTACTCCGCACTCTTCCCATATTGTCATAGACATAGGATTTTGATACATTTTTAGAAGTATCACTGCAAATAGTATTTGCTGTCAGCACACGGTTCAGTGCATCATAGGTGTTAGTGATCACATTGCCATTGGCATCGGTTACAGTCAGTGCATTACCATTCAGATCATAGGTTGTTGCACCAGAGTTATAGCCTGTGCTGTCAGTCGTTCTTACCAAATGTCCCCACGCATCATATTCATAATTCGTGGTCATGTAGTCAGAATCATTTGTGCTGTTCAAACCCGTGTACATTTTGGTTTGGATACCAGCATTGTTGTAGAAATATTTGGTGATATTCTTCTCACCATTAGACGTGCCGTCACTCAATGTTACCTGTGTCAGCAACCCCTGTGCATTGTACTGATTTTCAGTTACACTATACTTTACTGTATCCGAATCCTGCTTTTGAACAGTTTGCTTTGCCAGCGTTACATTGCCATTCTTGTCATACTGATTTTCCGTTACAGAGTAGTTGACAGAACCATCTGATTTAGTGTTGAACGGTGTGTAAGTCTTAGTAACCTTGTTCAGATAACCGTATTCATATTTCGTGATGTTGCCCAATGCATCTGTCTGACGAGCAAGCTGCCCGTTGGCATAGTATGCACTAGTCCGCTTAGTTTCACCATTTGTTTTTTCGTAAATTGTGTGTTCCTTGATATCGGTCAGCATTTCGGAAATAACCTGCTTGTTTTCAGTAATGTAGGTTGTTTTAGTTGTTTTTAAACCCTTGCAAGAGTGAGAAGCTGAAGCATCAAGTGCAGAATAAATGTCAAAATTGTATCCTGCAAATTCATAGGATGTCTTCGTTAAAATTTGCTTTGTGCCATTTTCACTGCCCAAGAAATATGTTGCCTTTTCTCTTTGAAGACCATCATACGCCGTCAGATTCATTGTGCCGTCTGGATTGGTTTTCTTGATTACCTGTCCATACGCATCGTACACATAAGAGGTAACATTACCTTCTGCATCCGTTTCTGATTTTTTGTTTCCGTCCGGATAATAAATTGTCAAGCTGCCATGGCTCTTATCCGCAGAATAATTCGGTGCATACTCCGCAGTTTTGCGGCTCAGCAAATCATATTCTGCAATGGTAGTCGCCGGTGTGCTTCCCATTCCATAATCTCTAGTAACTGTAACATTGTTGAACTTATCGTACTCATATTCCTTTACAGAATAAAGATTTTTGGAAATATCAAAACTGGTGGTTTCCTTTGACACTTGAAGTTGTGCATTATACTCATAAGAAACTGTATTTACAACAGTATTTCCATCCTTCAGTGTCTTGGATTTTACCAGACCCTTGCCATAACCGTCCTTGTAATAGTCATACTCAGTTACATTACCTTCGGGGTCGGTTGTAGCACGAATCAACCCTGCAATTCCACTCACATAACTATCAGCATAATATTCATGACTCGTGATTGCATAACTTGCCTC